TTTTGTCCAGGCAGTAACGGCGGCTAAAGAAGTAGCAGCCTGTTTCCGATATATGGTTGTGAACGTTAAATCTTTAACGTCTGTTCCTGCTACGTCTTTGGCTTGTTGCAAAGTTAGAGTAGGATCGTCGCCATCAGTACCTATGCCGCTCACAAAAACAACCGCGGCGCGTAAGGCGTTTTTCAAACTAATATAATCGCCATTATTAGCACCGGTTTGTAAATCAACCGGTGGAAAACCTTCGATTATATCAATCAGGTTTCCTAAAATATAAGCTTTAGACATGATTGTAACCTCCTAATTTTATTTTTCTTATGCTCTGGTTTGCAGCGCAATTTGCGGGGACTGAGTAGCCGAGCCGTTGGCCGGTGTTAAAACGCTAGTCCAATAGGGACGGCCATTTACACGATACATAAAACGGTAAACGTTTTCGGCATAGAGAAAGCGCACGTGCATTGACTCGGCCATTTCGATATTATCTTTGTCGATTAAAACGTATTGCGATAAATCGGCTAGAATAATATCGCCTTTGGTCCCAAGAGTTGCTGCTTGTTCAATGGCTATTACGGGACGGCCTTTGATTCTTAATGTGCCTTCCGGTCCGTAGGTTATAAAGCGCGGCTCAACCCCGCCCGTGCCTACAGGAATAACTAATTCGTCAAGCTCCGGCTCAATGTCCTGATTAATTAACCAAACAGCGTTTTGGCGGGAACGTGCCCAAAGCCGCGCCCACATTTTGCTCAGGTTTTTTGTTACGACTGTTGCCGCTGCCTGGCCAACTTCTTTGTCTACAGTGATTAGCGCGTCCGAGTTTAATATGCCGAGGAGTTTTCCAACTCCGTTGCCATTTACAATTCCATCATCCAGCATCCAGGCAACTTCTTCCGTATATGCTTGCTGAATAATTGCGCCAAGCTGGGTTGCGTCCCGCAGCATCTCATTGGTTGGATAACATAGCCCCATCAGGCTTTCCAATTGCATATCTACACGGCGCAACCTGAACTGTTTCGGATCAACGGTGTCTGCTTCTCCGCGCCAGTACATTTGTATGCCGCCCCAGCGCGAGCCAGTGGCACGGCTGTTTTCATCAACTACGTTTACCGACAGCATGTCAGAATTTTCGCCAATCGGTATTTTGCGGCAAAGCGGCGCTAAAATACTCTGCTTATAGCCTTTTGAAATAATTTCCGTTGCTACCGTTGGCATTACCAAAAACCCGCCGTCGGCAGGAGTTGCTCCTACGCCGGTAGCCGCAGCCACAATTTTTAAGCGCGGGTCCCAATCGCGTGGCTCAACTCCGGGTTCTGCAGCTGAACGGACAGCCATTAATTGATGACCGAAAGACTTCCATGGTTCGTCGGAAGCGCGATTATGCACTTTTGCCGTACCAAACCTGGACTGTTCCAGGGCTAATGCTCTTGCTTCGATAACTTCTGCTGCCGCGATAGTTTTGTTTAATTCGTCGATTTTAACCTGCAACTCATTAAATTGATTATTTTCCTCTTCACTCATAGAGCGTTTTTCGGCTATTACTTTGTTCACGACCGCTTCTTGGTTATCACAAAGAATACTAAGTTCTTGGCGCAATTCACGGATATTAACTAACCTGTTGTCCATTATTTTGCCCTCCTGATTTTATTTTTATTGACTTGAATTTGTCTTGTATATAAATCAACCGGTGTTTGTATCCGGTTGCTACTTTGGGTTGTTGTGCCGTCCGTGTCGTTTTTGCTAAGCTGGTCAAGAATTTCATTCAACAGGTCTCTGGACTGCACTATTTTTTGCTCATTTGCGGCTGAAATGGTTCTGCCTTCGCTTTTAATATTTTGTGCTTTTTTAGCTTCCCAGGGCGGTTCTTTTTCAAACTGCCTGTAATGAGAACCTAGATGTGAACGCACTTTGGTTTTATCCTCTTCGGGAATGTCTGATTGGTCTAACCTTGCTGCTGCTGCTGCTACCCCCCGCCAAACAACTGCACCATCAGCCGGCCGGTGATGGCCGAATTTAAGGTCGCCGAATTTGTCAGGCGGCATTTCTTTCGCCCAGGCGAAGTGTCCGGCTATTTTTCGTTTTTCAGTATCGGAAAGGTCATCCCAGGATTCGTCTGTAAAATCTGAAAGTGTTGGTTTTTCCCAGGGTTCATCTTCCGGGGCTTTTTCTCTGGATACATCACTAGGAACAACACCGTCTTTTATTATCGATGACGATATTTTAGGCAGATTTTTGTATTTGCTCAGGTCGAATTTTTGGCCATTTATAGTTAGGAATTTTCCGTCTAACGACGCTGCTATTTTTTTAGTTTCTTCAATTTCATCAGCAAAACCATAAGCGATGGCTTCATCAGCGGTCATCCAAGTTTCGGCGTCGAGCAATTCTATGATTTTTTCTTTCTCAAGACCGCTTTTTTCCTGGTAAACTACTATCATACTTTCTCTGACTTTATCCATATCGTCAGCCAATTTGCGAAAGTTCTCTGCGTTGCCAGCAGCGATTGTCCATGGTGAATGGATAACCATCGTCGCATTAAGGGGCATGATGATTAAATCACCGGCCATGGCGATAAGCGAGGCAATCGAAGCGGCTATACCATCAATGTAAACTATTTTCTGCGCTTTGTGACGTTTTAACATCGAATAAATAGCTTGACCGGCGAAAACGTCCCCGCCATCGCTGTTTATGTAAATATTAAGGGTGCTAATATCACCCAAGGCATCGAGGTCTTTTTTAAACGATTTAGGAGTTATGTCATCTTCCCACCAGGTACTACTGCCAATGGGGCCGTATAACAATAATTCTCCTTCTGTTTCGGTTTTAGCTTTAAATGACCAAAATTTATTCAATTTATTTTTTATTGTTCTCACCTCCTTAATTTTTGCCATCCGGCTCACCTGCCTTCTTTTGCTGTCCAATTACATTTTCAACGCTTATCATTGCCCCGTTTACCAGGTACGCTTCGCCCACAACACCTTCGATGGGGTTTTCGTCGTCTAGTTCGCGCCATTCATTTGCATTTATGATTCCGTTTTGGCGTTTAGTATTAAGGTACTGCGCCCTGGCTGCCGCGTCGCCCCGCAACAAGGCATCAACGTTGAATTTCACATAATAGCCTTCAGTCCGTTCCCGCGGAGTGAAAAGTTTCCAGTTCATGACTTGTTCCCAGCGGGTAATAATTGGCAACATGGAATATTGGACATACTCGATACCCTGGTGCTCAATGTTATTATTGGTACTTCTTGACAACTCGGCAATCATGTGTGGAGGCACACGGTACAAACCGCATATTTGTTCAATATTTAATCTCATAATTTCTAACGCCTGGACATCTTCCAAAGGCATGGGAATACGTTTATAAGTCAGTCCGCTATGCAAAACGATGGGTCTCCATGAATTAGCTAGTCCGGCGCCTCGATTTTCAAACGCTTCCCTGAGTTCATCAACATTTTCTTGTTTCATTACATTAGGCGTTTCTAATATACCACCTACGTTCATGCCCTGGGCGAAAAAGCGGGCTGTAAATTCCGAAAGTGCCATACCCATTCCTACGGCTTCGGAAGCCAGCCGAATAATTGACGCCCCCTTAAGACCGTCATAAGCAAAGCCTGGCACATGGAAAATTTTATAAGACGGGAGCGCTTCAGATTTACCCCTGTCCCGAATATGATAAATAATTTCTTTCTCGCCTATGTCTCGCCGTGGTTCTACCTCCCACCAGTTCAAGGGGTATAATTCCTTTACCTTGCCGTTGTAATCGTAAATAATTACCGAATAGCAATTACCCGAAAGATCCAGGTGCATGTTGCTGGTTTCCCGCCAGGTCATGCTGGTCATATCTGGATTAGGCACAGCGTGGATTAGGTCATATAGCGGATGATCATAAACTTCATCCCGCCCTCTTCCATTTGACCGCCGGCGGTAAATCGAAAGAGGAAGAGACGCAAACGACTCGCTTCTTACTCTTATACAAGACGCTACGGTGATATGGCGCATTGCTGTACGTTCATTGACGTTTACGCCAGAATTAGATGGCATCCATCCGCCCGTAAACGCTTTTATATCGCGGTCAAAGTCGGCTAAGGAATAATTTAAGAATTTTTTTGTTAATAGATTTTTGATTAAACCCATACTATGACCGCCTTTGTATCGGGAGCATTAAATATATCCCGCCTATAATCCACATAGCCGGTGGATAAATATCATAAAGCCCTTTTAGCAGCATAAAAAAACCTACTAGCATAGCCAGTTCTATTATGGTTTCCGAGTTCATTTTAAAACGGGGAAGGTGTATTTTAGGCAATTTCACGATCGTAACCTCCTAAAGAAAAATTACGCCAGGTTTTTTAGGTTCGTTTTCATATAATATGGCTCTGGCCATGGCATTTATTGTGGCCACATAGCCATCTGTGCGCTCAATGTCTTTTCCTTTTATTGGTCTGACATCGTCGTTTTCGTTTGATTTTATTTCTAAATTTCCGGCATTCCAGCGTAAAATCGGATGACCGTTATGAATTAGTTTATTCCCTCTAACCAGTTGCTCAATTTCCTTCATGGCCTCGGACATTGATTTGTACCCTTGCCGGACTTCGACCATTGTTAAACCATGATTACCTAATTTTATAGCTGTTTGCATTGCGTTCCAAGGATCGTAGCCAATCTGCAAAATATTGTATTTATCTCTTGCTTCTAAAACTTCTTCTTCAATAAAGGCATAATCAATCGCATTTCCGGGAGTTGTTTTTAAAAATCCCTGTTGCGCCCAAATGTCGTATGGTACTTTGTCCTTTTCAACCCGTTCCTGAATACAATCTTCAGGCAACCAGTACGTTGGTAAGACTATCCATTTTTTGTTTATATCGTCTGGCGGAAACAAAAGAACAAAAGCTGTCATGTCAATTTTCGAAGATAGGTCAATTCCGCCATAACAAGACCGGCCTCTAAGACGGGCAATGTCTATTTTGTCTTTGCAATTATCCCAAAAATCTAAGCCTATCCCCTTGTGAGTTTTAATTTTCTCCCAAGAGTTAAGCCGAAGCCAGCGGAAATTCTTTTCCATAGATAAATTGCCCTTAGCCCTAATGTATTGATCACGTGATCTTTCTATGGATAAGTTGTGACCAAAAGACGGGTTAACTAATTTCCATATTTTTTCATCTTCCCAGTCTATTTCTTCTACGGATTGATATTCACGGCCTGTCCAAATCTGCTTTTTATCGCGGTCAATTCCGTAAATCATAGCGTAAAAAGTAGGGTCAATTTTGGCCCCGGTCAATATATCAACCGCCATTTGATGCACTTCCCAGCCAATAGACTTGCGGTCTGGATCGTTACCGGCGGTCGTGATAAAAAAATATAGCGGTTGGTTTCTGGCGTCGCCTGAAAATGCAGTCATAACATCGTATAATTTGCGGTCTGGCTGGGCGTGTAATTCGTCAAAGATAACAGCATGGACATTATATCCATGTTTGCTGTAGGCTTCCGAGCTTAAAACCTGGTAAAAGGATTTTGTCGGTAAATAAATAAGCCGCTTTTGAGACAATACCGGTTTAATATGTTTTTTAAGTTCCGGGTTCTGGTCAACCATGTTAACCGCTACGTCAAAAACAATACTGGCCTGTTGACGATCGGCAGCGCATCCGTAAACTTCCGCTGCCGCCTCATTATCGGAAGTTAGGCAATATAATGCTACTCCGGCGCCAGTTTCAGATTTACCTTGTTTTTTTGGTATTTCCAGGTAGGCTGTGTTATATTGCCGGTAACTATTTTCCCGCACCGTGCCGAATATATCTGTTAATGATTGCTCCTGCCAGGGAAGCAAGTTAAATTTTACGCCTCTCCACTTACCTTTGGTATGTTTGAGCCTATGAAAGAATCCTATAATATGGTTAGCTTTATCCTGGTCGAAATACATTTCAATCCAGTCCACTCAAGAAACTTCTCATTCCATCGTCTTCTTCTTTAGGTACATTAACTTCCATTCTGGATCTACTGGAAGGAGTCATGCCAAATTCCGCGCAAAACGCCTTTATCTGATCCAAACATTGTTTGGCAATACTTACCTGCGGCCACTGAGCTACGTATAAAGAAATTATCTCTCCCTCTTCATCTCTTTTAGGAATATTATAAGCAAACCCATTCTTACTTATATATTCTTCAGCTTCTTTCCATTTTGCATAGGATTGGCAATAACCAGCCAAGGCAGTGCCATCTATTTCTGTTAACAAGCCAATACGCTCAAGCTGTGGAGCGATTCTCTTCCATTCTTTTTTTGCTTCTCTCCTGAGCCACTTCGGACAACTTGGAGATAATGGCCTGGGTTTTGGTTCTTTTGTATTTAGTTTTTTTCTTGACGGATTTCCATTTAAAATATGTAAATTGGTTGGTTTCGGTTTTCTGCCTTTCATATTGTCATCTATCCCCTATGATCAATTTCCCGAAAATTTGTGTG